GGAACCTGGTAGCACGCACGGAGAGTGTTGGCGTCCTTCCAACCACCAGCAGCTGCGATGAATGCGTCGGGAACGTTGGCCTCAGTCAACCGCGTCACGTAGGCGCGGCGGTAGGCGTGCCACAGAGTGCGCCTCTGCGGCTCCAGCCCCGCGAGTTCCTCGGCCTTCTTCAGCCACTCACGCAGCCGGTCAGCCGAGATCGCCACATTCGGATTCTTGGGCGATGGGAAGAGCAGCGCGTCACCGATTACTGGACGCCGGGCAAGCACGCGGTCGATGGCTGCTCTCGCCCGAGGTGTCAGTGGAGCATACCGCTCCAGCCCCTGCTTGTCGGTCGCGCCAGGCCAGAGAATCGCACCTTCCGGTTGGGTCTTGTTGCGCTCCAGGCGCAGATCCGAGTAGCGCAGCTGCCGCACCGCGCTCAGGCGTCGTCCTGTCTCTGAAATGATATCGAAGAACTCGGAGAAGAAGCTCACCACGGTAAACCACTTGCCGTCCACCAGCTCGATGGTCTTGATGAGGTCGGCCACATCGCGAATCGCGTCGATGCGATCCGTGCTGGCTGCGACCTGGACCGGCTCATGCTTCGGGGCGTTGAACGGGCTGTTCTTGCCGCTGGGTAGAGGGTTGTTAAGTAGGAGAGGCTGGCCGTTCCAAGTGGCGAAGCGAGCGTGCCTAAAGACCGCACGCAGGAACTTCGCGTCCTGCTCAAGAGCGCGGGAGCCGATAGGCTTCCTATCGCCCGGTGCTACCTGACGGCCTCGGGCGTCGATGACGCCGAGCTGCCGGTCTTCCTGGTAGTCTTTCCACTCGCTTATATCGATCTTGGTCGGATCGAAGTCGTGACCGAACACACGCAAGAAGAGCTGCGTTCGCTTGTGGTCTTCGTTGTAGCAAGTGCAGCCGTCGGTAACCCATTTGCCGTCCACTAGCTTTTTCTTCGCGTCGAGGTCGGCGACATCACCGCCGCAGAGCTTCGCCTTCGCGGTGTCGCGCTTTACGGCACTGCGCTTCGCGGTGTTGTCCGCTAGGTACCTCAGTAGAACCTGTTCGAGCGTAACCTTGCGGTCGGACAATTGCACTTTGCCCTGGGACAGCTCGTAAGCTAATCCCCGTGCCTCGGCTTTGGCTTTCTTGAGATCGAAGTGTCCGAGGCTTCTGGTCTTCCTTGATTCCGTGAGCGGATTCCAGATTTGGAGCTGGTAGCTCTTTTTGCCCTTTTGACACCGCTCGATGACCGAGCATGACGCGCCGTGGTCACCGGTCTTCCATACTACCTTAGCGTAGTCTTTCATCATTTCTCCTAGCGAAAATTTGGTCAGTCTTTCCGTACTACTGCGAGCGCGTCCTTGATCGCATCGTGCGCCGTGAGTTTGGAATGGATCGCTCGTCGTATCCACTCGCTGGTCGATATCGATGCTCCCGTCTCTTTGGATTCTAGTTCAGCAGCTCCCTTCACTCGGTCCCATAATACGTCGGGCATATGCAAGTTGCGTCTGGTCATCACCACCTCCATTGATTGGGTAATGATACACACAACATACACACCTACGCAATAGCGTTATAGACACGGGGTTGGGTAAATAGTCAGTTGTCCGGCAGGGGCCATATTCTGACGGGATAGCGTAATGCCGGAAATGCTCGAATTGCAGCAAGAATCACAGATCGATATGCAGATGGACGAGGAGGAAATGCAGCGCGTGGTGCGCTCCTCGATTGAAGACGCCGTACAGTTCATCGAGGACCAGCTGACGAACGAGCGCGAGAAATCCGCGAAGTATTATCGAGGCGAGCCCCTCGGCAACGAAGAGGACGGTCGGAGCCAGGTCGTGTCCCGCGATGTGGCTGAAGCGGTACACCAGATCATGCCGTCGCTGATGCGCGTCTTTTTCTCGAGCGAGACCCCATGTGAGTTCGTGCCCCAAGGCCCCGAAGATGTGGCACAAGCGGAGCAGGCCACAGACATGGTTAGCTACGTGGTCAACGAGTCAGAAGGCTTCGACGCATTCTACGCGGCCTTCAAGGACTCGCTGTACCAGAAGATGGGCATCGTTAAGTACTGGTGGGACGAAGGTAATGAAATCACCTACCACACCTTCACCGGGCTCACTGACGAGGCGCTCGGGTTGCTCCTCGAAGAGGACGGCGTCGAGGTCGTAAGTGCGACTTCTACACCGGACCCGATTGCCGTGCAGATGGCCGAAGCTCAGGGCGTGCCGATGGAGCAAGTGCCACCCGAGATGATTCCTTCGGTCCACGACGTGAAAATCCGAAGGAGAAAAGCGAAAGGGCGAGCGCGGCTCATGGCGGTTCCCCCGGAAGAGTTCCTCGCCGACCCGAGAGCGAAGTCTGTGGACGAAGCGTCTCTGATCGCGCACCGGAGCTTGAAGACTTTGAGTGAGCTCGTCGCGCTCGGCTACCCAGCTGAACTCGTCGAAGAGCATCTCACATACGACGGTGATTTCCTCTGGGATAGCGCCCAGGAGACACGCCAGGATTGGAGCTTTAATTACGGAACTACGGTATCAGCGCAAAGGCGTGCGCTCTACGTGGAAGCGTATATTCCGGTTGACCTCGACAACGATGGATTCGCTGAAGTGAATCGTTTCTGTACACTCGGCGATGCGTACAAAGTAGTCCGGGCAGAACCCTGGGGCGGCGACATCCCGTTCGCGGTGTTCGTGCCCGATCCGACGCCGCACTCGATCTGGGGCTCGGACATAGCCGACCAGGTCATGGACATCCAGCGCGTGAAGACGATGCTGCAACGTGGGCTACTCGATTCACTCGCGTTGACGCTCGATCCTCGCATCGAGGCCGTCGAAGGCCAGGTCAATATGACTGACCTACTCGACTCGGCAGCTGTCGGAGGAATCGTGCGCGTGCGGGCTCCTGGTATGCTCCGGGATCGCGTCACTCCGTTCGTCGGTAGGGACGCCCTCGGGGTGATCGGATATTTCGATGAAGTCAGAGATGCGAGAACAGGCCAACACAACCTTGCCCTGGAAGCTGACGCGCTACAGTCAACAACCAAAGCAGCCGTCCAAGCCCAGGTTGAAGGTTCGCGCCAGCGTCTCGAATTAATTGCACGTATCTACGCCGAAAGCGGCTGTAAGCGCATATATCGGGGCCTGCTGAAGTTGTTAGCCAGGCACCAGGACAAGCCACGCATGGTCAGGCTCAGAAACGAATGGGTCGAAATCAATCCAGCCGTCTGGGACACATCGATGGACGTGACCGTGAACGTCGGCACCGGGGGCTTAGTCGAAGAACGAGTCGCCGTCCTTCGCATGACGCTCGAAGCGCAGAAAGAGATCTTAATGACGATGGGTGTGAACAATCCGCTCGTCGGGCTCGGGCAGCTGCGACACACGCTCGCCAAGCTGCTTGAGTTGAACGGAGAGAAAGACACCGCTCGCTACTTTAGACCGCTGCCGGTGGACTACGAACCGCCACCACAACCTGAGCAGCCAGATCCGGCGGTCATGCTCGCGCAAGCCGAGATGGTGAAGGCTCAGTCAGACGCGATGAACGACCAAGCGAAGCTGGAGGTTGAGAAGAACAAACTCGTCATCGATCTCAAGGAAATGGAGCTGAAGTACGGGACGATGATGGACGTTGCAGCGATACGAGGAGTAATCGACGCCCAAAAGGCGATGTATAAAATCGAAGAAAAGTAGGTGCGCTGATGGTTAATGGTAGAGGTCTTTTGACGCCGCAACAGCCTCCGTTAGATCCAGATTGGTGGAAGCGGTTACGACAATTTGCTGGACCTAAGTCGGAAACAGAGAGGGCTGCGGCCCTAGGACTACTGAGCCCGGCGTGGAAGCGGCTACAACCGTTCGCCGGACCTAAATCCGAAGAGGAACGGAGCGCAGCTTTAGGGCTATTGGCCCCAGCCTCGCAGTTTGCTGGGCCTAAATCCGAAGCCGAGCGAGCTGCCGCATGGGAGTTGGCCCGAGCCAACGCCCTAAGATCGATGTACGGAAGGCGCTGATGGCGAATAACCTGAGTCTGCTGATGGGATCGTATAACCGGGTACGCACTGACAGCGCCCCCCCCGTCAGGACTGCCCCGGTGGCCCACTTGGGGCTCACCTACGGTGACGCGAACAGGGGACCGTGGTATCCATCGGAAAGAGAACGCGAGCGCGTCCGAAGGAAAGCAGAAAGGGATCGCGAAAAGCGGGAGCGCCGCCAAGAGCTGCGTGACGCCCCAGTTGGGTGGGGGGCTGTACGTGGATTCCTCGAACCGGAGACCGGAGCAGAAATGGGTGCCCTCTTGGGTACGTCCATGTTGCCGGTTGCCGGTGAAGCGATTGATCTCGCCGACATCGCCGCCGGTATCCAGGATCGTGATCTATCGAGAATCGGATGGGCTACTGGCGGGCTGATGCTTCCGTTCGTGGCCGGGTCCACGCTGAGAAAATTCGCAAGGGGTGCTGACCGAGTGCCAGATACAACGGTGAGCCCAAGAGAGAGGCGCGGAATCGAGGGCATCCCAGAAGCTGGAGAGGAAGGCCGTGGCATCAAGAGTGTCAGGGATCTCCCACAAGCCGAAGCCGTCGAGCAAGCTGACCGAGGAGCGCATCTTGTTCGCAAGGCAGACGGCTCCTATGTAGGAGCCCCGAATTGGGTCAAATCTCCACAGGCCCTGGGCAGACTTCGCCGTCAACTTGACGAGCTGGCCGAAGAGGGCGTCCAAGGCAAGGATTGGTATGAGCGAGCCGAGGCTGGCAACCTTGAGCTGGCAGGCCCGTACCGGGACAGGACTGCGCTCTTGTCTGCCGAAGAGGGTCTCTGGTCGCCTCAAGCAACCCCTGACGTAAACCTTGGTACTGCGCTCCTGGGCCACAACGCATATGAGCTTGGCGCACCTTTGGATAAGGTCCGCACTACGCGCCAAGCCCAAGCTTACAACACGGCGCGAGATGCTGGAATTCTTCCAGACTTGGGTCCGAAAACAGGCATCTACGGAGAGCATTTAGATCCGTTTGTGGAAACGCCGATTACAGGCGTAAACGATGTGTGGCACGGCAGGGCGTTCGGCTATGACACCGACAAGATCTCACCTCAAGCACACGCATTCATGGATGCCGAAACGTTGCTCGCTGCCGAGCGTTTGAATGCCCGGCAGGCAGGCACGTTCACCGATTGGGATGGCCGAGGCACCCAAGCCGCGATTTGGGTGCGAATGAAAGGCGCAGACTTAGCCGAAAAGCGTTTCGGTGGAGACCTACAGCGTGGTATGGAAGAGGCCCAAAAGACATACCCGGATTACTTCAGCAAGTATGCATACAATGCCACACATGAAGCTGTGCCAGGTAGAGGAACAGGACATCTGCCTGGGCTGCTGGATGAACCCTGGGAAGTCAGAGAAGCATACACGGATGCCGTGCCGTGGACGACGCAATCGGGGCACGACGTGATGTACGACGATTGGTGGCAACAACGGAGCCGAGATGCTACAGGCTACTACATGGGAGAAACGAACCCTGTACGTGTCAGCCTCCCGATGGCACCTCGCGGGGCTGGAGTGACAACCATTGACCCCATGAGCTTGCAATCGATCAGGGCAACAGAATCACTTCGGTCGCTTTTGGACGCCCAGAATGCAACTGGCGGACACCGCGTAGTAACCGATATGCCAGCGGGCCGACAGACATCTGCCTTTAGTTCCTTAGATGCGGCGGTTGACCCCGATCTTTTCGATGAAGCCGCAGCGGAGGTGACGACACATTTCCCCATCGATATAGGGCGTGGAGTGACGTGGATGCCGATGGATGACGCCGCGACAAGCAGCAGGGATGTTCTCAGGAGTATTGCCGAAGGAGGAGAGCTTGATAAGGCCAAAGAGGTTTTGGGCTCTCCAGGAACGGCCCGAGTAGGGATAGATAGCCACTACGTTCCGCTACTCGAACGAGTAGGGAGCGAGCAGGGAACCGGAGTCGCCACGCAAGCGATGCTGGACGAGATCGACAAAGCCGTCGAGATGGGCGCTGTCAATTTGCCCGAACGTTTGTCAGCGGAACCAATACGCAGGCGGGCCCTCGGGCTGCTTGAGCGTGATGCAACCTGGGGCCCGCAGTTCGGTGGTGACCGTCTTGATATGGAGAACCTCCGAACACTGTTTGGAAAAGGGGGTCTAGCCGAGGTCCGTGCCGGGCTCCTCAGAGGAGACTACCTCCCCGCTGTTGGGCTTTTGGGCGGCTACTCCGCTCTCCAGGGCGGCAGACGGCTTGAGCGCGAGAGAAGGTAGCCGGATGGGCGGAGAGTGGACCCCCATATTATGTAGCTCATCAAGCTCGTCCCTGGTGTACGGTCCCCACATAACCCAGCTGCCATTACTCAATGTTTTTTTCATCGTGTCCTCTGTAAATCAACGATGCTGCCAACAACAAAAGGGTCCAGTACGGCTTTTCCGCACGAGACCCTTTCGAGCGGTTTAGCACCTTGTTAACCCGGTTGCAATCGCAACAAATCTCCGGGATGCAGAGTCAGCCTGCACACCATAAGTATAACGGGAGACCGCTAATCGCGTCACCCGCCGAGAGGACGAAATGACTGATCCGATCACGAAGGGGGACCGCGCAAAAGCGATTCTTGATTCCGAGACCTTTCAGGAGGCTTGGGAAAATGCAAAACTGCGAGTCAAAGAAGAATGGACAAATGCCAAGAAGCCTGACGAGCGGGAGGCACTTTGGCATCAATACAACTCGCTCGATGCGATACCTCGCGAGCTGCGCGTCATGCGTGATGCCGCAGCCGTGAACCGCAAAAGGAAGAAACGTTAATGGAAGCACAAGCCACCAACCCCGAGGGGAGTGGAGGACTTTCGTTACGCGAAGCAGCTACCGCATTCGACGCATTGGCTCGCGAGGAGCAAGAAGCTCCCACCGAGAGCCAAGACGCAGATAATGGGGTAGCAACCCCCGAAGAACCTGTCAGCGACCTTCAACCAGAAGAGTTGACAGAAGAAGTCACCGAAGATGGCTTTGCAGCCGACGTGGAAGACATCCAAGTCGAAGGAGTTGAGGAGGCGGATAACCAGGATCTTTACACCGTCCGAGTGTCGGGTAAGGAAGTCGAGGTGCCGCTCCATGAGCTCATCGCAGGATATTCCCGTACCGGCGATTATCTTCAGAAAACGCAAGGAGTGGCCGAACAAAGGAAGCAGATCGAGGCGCTTCATACGCAGCTCGAAACTGAAAGAAACGAGTACACCCAGGTGTTACCACAAATCCACCAGGTACTCAACGGCTTTGTAGATGCGATGCGCCCCGACCCCTCTCTGATGAAGGCCAATCCTGGGCTGTACCTAGAGCAGAAGGAAGCCTTCGAGTTGCACCAGAATAAGATCCAGGCCGTTCAAGCCGAACAGGCGAGGATGGCTCAGATCAGCCAGGCGCAATTCGATCAACAGCAACGCACCCGCTTGGCAGACGAGCAGCAACGCCTTGTACAAACGGTGCCTAACTGGGCTGACCCGGAAGTAATGCGACGAGAGCAACAGGAGCTGGTGGAATACGGCTCTTCAATCGGCTATGCGCCGGAAGAACTCGGTAATGTTATTGACCACCGGGCGGTTGCCACGCTTCGCAAAGCTATGCTCTACGACAGGGCTCGGGCGCAGGGAAAGCAAAGGGCCAAAGCGGCCCCGCCACCCAAGACCGCCAAGCCAGGTACGGCAGGACAAACTGGAAGCACGCAGAGCAAGCGTGAGAAACAGCAGTGGGATAAATTGCGGTCTACGGGCAAGCCCGCCGACGCCGCACCACTGTTTGAAGCCGTTTTCGGGCAATAAAAAAATAGGAGGTTATTTTGGCTCAAGCCAGCGTGACCTTCAGCACTTACGACGCAATAGGTCTACGCGAAGACCTGTCTGATCTGATCTCGAATATCAGTCCGACTGACACACCCTTTACCAGTAATTCTTCGGTAGAGGATTGTGACGGGACGTTTTTCGAGTGGCAGACGCAGGCTCTCGCAGCCGTAGACACTACGAATGCCCAGATCGAGGGTGATGACGTAGGCAGTTACACTGCTATCACCCCCACCGTGAGGCTTGGCAATTACACCAGTATCTCACGGGCCACGTTTATGATTAGTGGCACAGAGCAAGTCGTCGAAAAGGCTGGAAGGTCGAACGAGAGAGCTTATCAAGCAGTTCTGAAGGCTCGGGAGTTGAAGAGGGATATCGAGTCGATGGCGTTAGCGAACCAGATCGCAGTTGCTGGTTCCGACAGCGCGGCGCGGTATTCAGCAGGATTAGCCGCATGGGTTAAAACGAACGTCGATAAGGGTACGAATGGGGTTAATCCCGTTTATACATCTGCCGCTACCAACGCACGTTCAGATGGCGCCCAGAGGGCGTTCACCGAGACAATTTTACAGAGTGTCGTAAAGCAGTGTTGGGACTCTGGCGGTGAACCTTCGATGGTCATGGTTGGCAGCTTCAACAAGCAGGCTCTGTCAGCCTTCAGTGGTATCGCTGCACAGCGGTATATGGCACCTGACGGTCCGACGCAAATCATAGGATCGGCAGATTTATACATCTCAGATTTTGGTACACTGAGTATCGTGCCTAACCGATTCCAACGTGCGAGAGATGGCTGGGTGTTAGATCCCGACCTGACTCGCATTCGTCAGCTCAGGCCATACCAGGCCACCGAGATGGCGAAGACTGGTGATGCAATTAAGATGCTTTTCCTTCGGGAATGGGGTCTTCAAGTGGACAACGAGGCCGGTCTTGGCCTAGCTGCTGACTTGAACACCAGTTGAGCGATGTAGTTAGTGGGCGTGGGGTGGTGGCTTCGGCCACCGCCCTTGCGCCACGGGAGTAAACGAAAACATGAACTAGGGAAATCATGTCCTGGGATACACGGCTGATCGATTACGATCCTGTGCTTCGGCGTCAGGAGCTATTCCACTCGAACAAGGACGGTGATGTCGCGCTAGAAACGCGGTGGGACATCGAGCCTATCATCGAATCGAATAAGGCACGCTACGCGGCTATCGACGAACGAGCTGGATTCAAGGGTGATGGCCTACACCGTATCGGACAGGTTCCGATGTCCATTTATAAAGATTGGAAGAAGAAGACTTCCAACTTCAAGGACCAGGACGCATTCGCTCGCCTAGTGAACGACAAAAACAACCGCTACTTCCTAGTGCGCCCGGTGAAGCTGTGATCTCGATCTGCCTTCCTATGGGCGACAAAGTCCACGCTGGCTTTGCCCACGATCTAGCAATCGCGACCGGCCACTACGTTGCGACTCACGGCCCGGAGATGCAGTTCCATATCCGGCAGGGCACGATCCTCGCGGAAGAACGATCTCGCCTGTGTGACGCCGCGCTGGAGAACGGTGCCGATTGGCTGATCTTCATCGACTCGGATATGCGTTTTCCGAAAGACACGTTCTCGCGACTCTTGGCTCACGGTGAGCCCGTCGTCGCGGTGAACTGCTCGAAGCGCAGACGCCCGGTTGGCCCGACATCGAGAACGAGCCCGGACGATCTTCAACTCGACCCGCTCTGGCCCGATATCGAGAAGGCGGGCCTGGAGCAAATCGCTACCACCGGCTTCGGCGTGATCTGTATCCACGCATCGGTGTTCAAGGGGATTGCTTACCCCTGGTTCGATACGCCGTGGATCGAAGAAAATGAAAAGCACATAGGCGAAGACACGTTCTTCTGTGTGCGCTGCAAGGAAGCAGGAATTCCGATCTACGTTGATCACGATCTCAGCTGGGAAGTGAAGCACGTCGGCGAGCATGAGTTCGGCATGGAAGATTTGCTTGAGGTGATGACCTAATGGCGATCACCAATTATGGCGAGCTGAAGTCCGCAGCTGCTGAGTGGCTCGACAGAAGTGACCTCACCTCACGCATACCGGAATTCGTGGAACTCGCAGAGGCCCGTTTCGATAGAGTGATCCGCACTCCGGATATGGTCACAAAGGACGACAGCTTCACGGTCGATTCGCAGTACGAAACGCTACCGACCGGGTTCCTGGGCGTCGAACGGTTCCTACTGAACTCCAGCCCGAAACAAGCGATGGAGTACATGAGCCCGGCGCGGTTGAGTGCGAGGCGCGAACGCAGGACCGCCACCGGCAGACCCGGATACTACACGGTCTCAGGAGGCAACTTCGAGTTCTTCCCGGACCCGGACCAGGCGTACACGGCTGCGCTTCTGTATTACAAGCGGCTCACGCAGTTGAGTGCAGACGAGGACACGAATTGGCTGCTGACCAACAACCCGGACACCTACCTCTTCGCCACGCTGGTCGAGGGGAACACGTACCTAAAAGACCCGGAATCCACCGCGCTTTGGGAGGCACGTCTCCAGAGGACGCTCACGGAGTTGGATCTCGAAGGTGACCGCATGGCGGTCGGACAAAGCCCATCAATGCGCTTCCAGGCGATAGGATAAATCAATGGCTGATGGAACCACTACCAATCTAGGGCTGACGCTCCCCGAGGTCGGGGCATCGACCGATAAGTGGGGCCTCAAGCTAAACAACGACCTCACGTTCCTCGATAACATCTTCAGCCTGTCTTCGACCTCGATCACGCTCTTGGTCAACAACCAAGATGTGAACACCACTTCGTCCTATACGCTCGATACGGTCAAGCTCGGCGACGATCGGCAGCTCCAGTTCGGTGCTGCACCCGACTACCACCTCATCTACGACGCCACTAACACCCGGCTCGAACTGAACACAGCCGACAACGGAAGCGGTGCCGGGACGGTGTTCCAGGTCACAGACGGTGCGGACACCGTAGACTTCACTGGGAAGGTTACTGCAGCGAGCCTCTACCTCGGAGCTGACGGGGCCACCGTAACAGGCATCAAAGATGAAGATGATATGTCATCTGACAGTGCCGTTAAGTTGGCTACACAGCAGAGCATCAAGAAGTACGTAGACGATCAAGTAGGTGCCGCAGACCTGGACATCGTTACCGATTCTGGAAGCATCGATATCGACCTCGATGACGACCAGCTCACGCTCACTGGCGGGACGGGGATCGACACGTCAGCTGCTACCACGACAGTCACGTTTGCAATCGACTCGACGGTCGCAACACTCACGGGTAGCCAGACTCTTACGAACAAGACCCTGACTACGCCGATCATCGCATCGATATCGAACACGGGCACCTTAACGCTACCTACGAGCAGCGATACCTTGGTGGGCAAAGCGACTACCGACACGCTGACCAACAAGACTCTGACAGCCCCGGTCATCGCGACGATCTCTAATACCGGGACGCTCACGTTACCGACCAGCACAGACACACTCGTCGGTCGCGCTACAACCGACACGCTCACGAACAAGACGATCTCGGGCAGCTCGAACACACTCAGCAATATCGCGAATGCTTCGCTAACGAACTCTAGTGTCAGCTACGGAGGCGTGTCTGTTGCCTTGGGTGCATCAGACGCCACTCCGGCTTTCGACCTGAGTGGAGCGACTGCGTATCCCGGAGACTCGAGTCTCGTAACAGCGGGCACCTTGGCCGCTGCCAGCCTATACATCAACAGTGATGGTGCGACCGTTACGGGTATTAAAGACGAGGACACTATGTCCTCTAATTCTGCTACCAAGCTCGCTACCCAGCAGAGTATTAAGGCGTATGTAGATAGCCAGGTAGGGACAGTAGACACGCTTAAAGAAGTTCTAGCCAATGGAAACGAGACAGACGGCACCGATCTTGTAGTCACCAACGGCGATACGCTGACGACAAACACGATTCTGGAGACTACGGCTGCTGCTGGAGTCACAATCGACTCAGTGTTGGTTAAGGACAATACGGTTACGGCTACCACGTTTACAGGAGCTTTGGTAGGTAACGCTTCGACTGCGACTACGGCCGCAACGGTTACGGGCGCGACCCAGGCTGCCATTACCAGTGCAGCCAATTTGGCTACTGTGGGCACGATAGGAACTGGAACCTGGGCCTCAACCGATGTGGCTGTCGCACACGGTGGTACTGGTGCCTCAACGGCGGCGGCAGCAGCGACCAACCTTGGTCTTGGTACAGGTGATTCGCCTCAATTCACAGCAGTTAATGTCGGTGCGGCAAGTGATACTACATTATCTCGAAAATCGGCTGGCGTTCTACAAGTAGAATCAAGTGAACTATATGTACAAGGTGGAACTGATGTTGCAGTAGCAGACGGTGGTCTTGCACTCTCGTCGTATGCTGCTGGCGACATAATCTACGCGAGTGGCACAACCACGTTAGCCAAGTTGGCTAAAGGCTCAGATGCTCAGATACTGACCCTTTCCAGTGGCCTTCCTGTATGGTCTGATCCTTCTGCGACTACCGTGGCTCCTGCTGGAACCCTGACGGGCACCACGCTCGCCTCAAATGTAGTCACAAGCTCGCTTACCTCGACAGGTGCCCTCAACGGTGGCTCGATCACAAGCGGATTCGGGGCCATCGACAACGGCGCATCTGACATCACGACCACGGGTACGGTATCTGCCACGACCCTAGCTGGCACTTTGTCCACAGCCGCCCAGTCAGCGATCACCAGTGTCGGAACATTATCTGCGTTTGCTATGAGTTCAGCGGGTAGCGTAACCGCTAGATTCGGGTCTACCGATGATGATTGCGCTCTGGAAATTTCATCCGATACAGATGAGGGCCAACTGTCTACGTTGGGTTTCCTCAGTGGCTCGGACTATCGTGGTTCGATTGAATTCAATCATAATACGACAGCCGCCGACCAGCAGATGAGCTTGAAGATAGGAGACAACGCCGTCCAGGCGTTAACTATCGACGGCGATAGCTTCATCGGTATCGGCACTGCGACATTGAATAAAATGGTGAATTTCGCTGATCCAGCGCAGGGCGGCGAAACATTGAAGCTGCATTTCGAGGCAATTTCTGGAGCCGACAAATGGTCAATTTACGCATATGATCGCACGAATGGGCACTATGCGAATTTACAATTAGGTGCCGCGAAGGTCTTTATCCAGGGTTCGGACGGCTACGTTGGCATCAATGAGGTTTCTCCAAGCTATCAATTGGAAGTCAATGGCACCTGTCACGTTGCTGGAGAACTTACTGCCACAACCAAGACGTTCAAGATCGACCATCCGCTACCAGAGAAAAGAGAGACACATTCCCTGGTTCACTCATGTGTTGAAAGCAGTCGCGCCGATCTAACGTATCGAGGCGTGGCTACACTATCTGACGGCTATGTGGAGGTGGATCTGGATGAAGAAATCGGATTAAGCGAAGGCACCTGGGCGGTTTTATGCCGTGACCCTCAAGTGTGGGCACAGAACGATAGCGGCTGGGATGCAGTTAAGGGTTCGGTGAGTGGAAGCACTCTCAGTATCATGTGTCAATCACCCTATTCAGATGATGAAGTGAGTTGGCTGATTGTGGCAGAGCGGTGCGACCCAGACATAATGGAAATGGCACTAACTGACGATGGTGGCCGCATAATTCTAGAAAAGAGGAAATTCGATGGCTAATACATTTTCCTGGGATTTTTCGGCACTCGACATTCAGTTAGGACCAGATGCGGAAAACCACACGGATGTCGTTTACATCATCTCTTGGCGTTATACGGCTGACGATGGCCTCGGCCATACCGCTTATGAAATCGACTCAACGGGCATTACCTGGGACGAGAACGACCCTTGGATTCCCTACGAATCCATTATTAAATCAGATGTCGAGGGCTGGCTGGAAAACCAGATAGGCGAAGACTCACTCACAGAAATGAAGTTGCGATTAAACGCGAATATAGAAGAGCAAGTTTCTCCGACTCACGAAACGAACCGCACTATGCCTTGGGAGGAGTAGTAATGGCAGATAAGAACGCAGAAACGAATGGAGCCGTACCGGCGCAGGAGGAGAAGTTCGTGCTGACCGCCGAACAAGCTGCGGTCGGACAGCAGCTATTTGCGGCTTCCCAACAGATCAACGAGAAGCTCCAGATTTGGATGTCTGGTGTCGGGATCACCGGGGACATTGTCGGAGGCACCTTTGGCGACGACCCCCACCTACTCGTCTCGAAAACAGACCCGGTAAACGTCAACTAGGATGGGCAAGTTTGTCCCCCTTGAGCTCCCACCGGGTGTCTTCGCTAACGGAACGAACCAACAGGCTCAAGGCCGTTGGCGCAACTCGTCGTTGGTGCGTTGGGCTAGTGGCACACTTGGGCCTGTCGGGGGATGGCGGACCTGGACTAACCAGACGAACACGCTCACGGGGATTCCGCGTTCCGGGATCGCCTGGACCGATAACTCAGGCAACCGCTGGGTCGCAGCTGGCTCCGCGTCGAACCTTTATGTCTATGACGACAGCGCCGTGATCTACGATATAACCCCAAGCTCCGGTTTCACCCCTGGGACCGCCGATGCCACCGCGACGACAGGCTATGGGGAATGGATGTACGGATGGAGTACCTACGGGGACGAGCGCCCGGACACTGGTACTCGTATCCCGGCGACAATGTTCAAACTTTCCACCTGGGGTGAGGACTTAATAGCTTCTACCCAGTATGACGGTGGTGACGGCAACCTCTGGTATTGGGACAGCAGCGCCGGTACAAGTACCAAGGCCGCGCTGATCTCGAATGCTCCTACCAAGAACCTGTCCCATGTTGTTACCGGTGAACGCTTCCTGGTCGCGATTGGCGCAGACGAGGACCGCACAAAAGTGCAGTGGTCCGACCAAGAGCAGTACAACACCTGGACACCAGCCAGCACGAACCAAGCCGGTAGCTTAGTCCTGGGCACCGACGGCGACCTACTCACCGGGGTGACGGTCAGAGGCCAGACGCTGATCCTGGGCACCCAAGATGTATTCACGATGACGTACATCGGGGCACCTTTCATTTTCGGCTTCGAGAAAGTCGGCGTCGATTGCGGGGTCGTCAGTCAAAACGCGGTAGCCGTCGCTGACGGTGTCGCGTATTGGATGGGCGAACGCGGCTTCTTCACGTTCGATGGGTATGTGCGTTCACTGCTTCCTTGTGATGTGATCGATTTCATCCAAGACAACGTCGAGACTGTCCAGATATCGAAGTCTATCGCATGGGCGAACGCCGAGTTCGCGGAAATCTGGTGGGTGTTCCCCGACCAGGCCACCGAAGAATGCGCGTTAGCCGTTAGCTATAACTACAGAGAGAAACATTGGGCTACCCACTCGTTTCCTCGCACAGCTGTCTGTGGCCGGGCACCGTTCGCGAATCCGTTGCTCTGGTCATCGAACGGCCAGCCCTATGAACATGAGGTGGGCACAGCGTATCCACTGATCCCAAGCGGCGATGCGGCCCTTTACGCAGAATCTGGCCCGATCCAGTTAATGGACGGCGACCGCCTACTGTCTTGTACGAGTTTGATACCGGACGAGAAAACGCTTGCCAGCACGAATGTGACGTTCTACGGCAAAATGTACCCGACCGATAACGACACGGTTTTGGGTCCGTACACCTTGGAGGCCCCCACCGATGTGCGCTTCACACAGCGCAGCGTGCGCCTCCGGGTTACGGGCGCGACGGCTACCAATTGGCGGTGGGGCATCCCGCGCCTCGAAGTGACACCTGGAGGTAGGCGATGAGCAGTTTCGGTACAGGGCTACGGCTCCCGATCCCTCAGATCCAGTACGACCAGGGTTCGGCTACCGAAGGGAACCTCGCCCTTGAGCAAGCAGACAACCAGAACCACAAACGTGGCCGCGACCTCGAAGTGGGTGGTCAGGGCGAGCGTCTGATTCTGACGAGCTCAGGCGGGACACGCTATGAACTTGCCGTCAGCGATGCCGGTGTTCTCTCTACCAGTGCGGTGTAATGGATGAATGGGAACGATGCGTTCCGTGGCTTAAAGCCGCGCTGGAGAAAAGCGGGAACACCCACACGATCTGGGATGTCTGGACTAAGATCTCTGAGGGCCATGCTCAGTTCTGGCCTGCGCCTACTTGGGCGGCGGTTACTCAGCTGGCTGACTACCCTCGAAGAAAGGTGCTGCGAATATGGCTGGCCGGAGGAAACCTGGACGACTTGGTGCGCGACGGGCTCCCAATCGCCTACGACTTCGCACAACACCACGGGTGCGATTCGGTGGAAGTCGAGGGTCGCAAAGGGTGGGCCAAGAAATTGAAAGAACATGGATTCAAGCAGGAGAAAGTCCTGCTTAGAAAAGAGGCATAGAAAATGGGTTCTGACATACAAGACGTTACTGCGCGGACCGAGATCGATCCTTGGATCAAAGGTCAACAGCGGTATATAACGGAAGACGCTGGCAGGTTCCTTCGTAAGCCCTACGAGCCGTACCAATATGACATGGTCGCGGACCAGGGACGCTTAGGCGAGCATTCGCGGAACGTGATGGGCAACCTCATGGGCTATCGCGGCCAAGCATCGACGTTGTTCCAGCCGGTAGATCCAACGGTCGGCGGTTGGAAAGAGAACAAGGTGAAAGGCCAGTTCTATCGCTCCGGTGCCGGTCCATCCGGCGAGCTTCATCGCACGTTCGGGACGCAGGGAACGGACCCGAGTATAATAGGCGATCCCCCCGGAATTACCGACGATTCGCCGCCTTGGATACCTCCCACCAATCCGCTATGGGACGACGACAGTTGGTGGTTGGCGCAGGATTTTCAGAAACCATCGGGCTGGGATATATGGCCCGACTTCCGCAAACAGGAATGGATGCAGAACTACGGAACGACTGAGTCCGGTAGCCAAAAATTTAGTACGGGAAACAACTTCCAGAACGTACTCAGCGAAGGAGGCAGCACTTTTACCGCTGGCACTGTGCCAACCATGTTGACGAGGGGTCAGCCTATCGTCCCCGAGACTGAGGCTACGGCTAGAATGGCCGCACTCGCTCAGGCCCAAGCTGCTGGCACTGTGCCCGGCGTAGGCGGTGTGCCAACGATCGGCGATCCGAACCTGGGTTTCACGCCTTTCACGCGCTACGAGGATCAGTATGATCCAGCGACAGGCTTCGCAGGGTTCGGTGCTGGGAGAGCTGATTTTGGGCTTGGCGCCTCGCAACTCTGGGATGCTTCTGATCGTGCCCGTGCAGAAGCCGGATATACACCGCTCGATATCGGAGCTCAAAGCGTCGTCGGCCAAGCTGGTGCCGGTGGCCTGTTGGGTCGCCGTTACGTCGATCCGGTTACTGGTCAATTCGTAACCGGCCAGCAAGCACCCCCGGATTTGAGGACCGATCTGGCGACCGAAGGAACCAAAGTACACTATCTCGACCCCGGCGCAGCCGGTTATGAACCTACCGGGTTCCAAGATTTGATTGCGCGAGGCGACGCACCGTCTGATCTCCGGACAGACCTCGCCACCGAAGCGACCAGGGTTGGTTACACAGATACTGGTGCAGAAGGCTACGCCCCTACCCGGGAGAAAGCGTTAAGGGGAGACTTGGGCTCGTTTCTCGCTGACACCGCGAAACTCCAAGCGGCGCAGACGGCTGGAGCTGCTGCGGATCACCGCGAACTCAGCGCAGCCGACATCACCGGTTACATGAGTCCTTACACCGACAACGTGCTTGCGGAGACAATAGCCGACATCGAGGAGCAGCAAGCGATGGCTAACCTCGGTATCAGCGCCGCAGCAACAAGCCAGGGCGCATGGGGAGGCGATCGCGAGGTACTCGCCAGACAACTGAGTGATCGGGATTTCGAGAGATTGAAAGCTCGAGAGACCGCGCTCTCAAATGAGCGGGCATTCCAATTTGCTACCGACCAAGCGCGTCAAGATGTGGACCTACAAGCCGCCAGGGAAGCACAGATGTATGAAGGCGGCAAGGCTGGGCGCTTGCAGGAAGGTACGGAGGGAACCCAGGTCTCGTTGGCGAATGCGGCTAGAATGGATGCCGCCAGACAAGCCGACCTGGATAGGGCCGCACAAGCGCAGATGGCGAACCAAGCTACCGGGTTGAGCGTGAGCCAGGCGAATCTGGCGTCACAGACCCAACAGCGCCAAGCAGACTATAACCGTGCAGCTCAAGCGATGGCTGCGAACCAGGCTACGGGACTGAATTTAAGCCAATCTAATCTGGCGGCTCAAACTCAAATGCGGCAAGCAGATTACAATCGGGCAGCGGCGGCGATGGAGGCCAACCAGCGCACGGGGCTACAGACCTCGCTCGCGAACCAGGGGATGTTCGCAAGTGACGCAGACCGCGCACTCCGGGCGGCGATGGCACAGCAACAGGCTGGGCTCGCTGGCTCGCAAGTGCGGACAGCCGCTGCGCGTGATCTCGGGCTAGGCGGTCAAGCAATACAGCAAGCAGGGTACGGAGCAGTCAACCAACTGGATGCATTAGCTGCGCGTGATGCCGCTATAAAACAAGCGACGATCGATGCAGATATGCAGCAGTGGTACGAAAGCGTGTACGGGCCGCGTGACGATTTCGCGATGCGTAACGCACTACTCCAAGGCTTGCCTGTCGGACAGACAGAGACAACTCAATACCCCGGACAACCGCTATGGCAGCAGATACTGCAAGGCGTGACAGGCGCTGGCGCTACGGCGGCTGGAGCTTACGGGGCGATTAAGAACAGATAATGGCTTACTACGGCGGTGGCCCCGGTGGGCTCAGGCGGGCGTTGTTCCCGCAGCTTAATTACGAGAACATGATAGGGCAGGAGCAACTTACTGGCGCCCGAACCGACATACCTAACGTGCGGCGATATTTCCCCGGCGAGTTGATCGTGTCCCGAGGCCGCCCCGAACGCGGAATCCCCTCGGGCCAAGTACCGACACCACCACAGGTGGGACCGGGCACGATGAGCCCGCAGGAGCTCGGCGCACTAGGGCGTGGTGGCACGGCCCAGTACCTCTACCCGGATGAAAGACAGATCCGGCGCGGCGCAAATCGACCGAACGTCCAACCCACCGGCACCCAGAATCTGATGTCGGCGTTGGTCGGCGATCGACCTCGCAGCGAAGCGGACCTAAGTCGCCTCGATATGGCGAAAAACATGGGCCTCATCGGGAGCGGGCTGTCGCTTATAAGCACCATCGGCGGCGTACAGCGTCCCGATCTACCGGGCCACCCAGGCAGCTTCGGTCGCAACCTGGCCGACGCACTCTCGGCGGGG